CTTTACAGCAACAGCAATGTTTAAGTATATGCTGTATGAAGTAAGAAACAAAAATACTCAGACAAGAAGGTAGTTGCAAAATTTCTAGATTTGTGCTAGGGTATTAAGGTCTATACATATTGTGGTATGGGAGGTAAAGCTAATGGCATTAAGAAAAGGGGATCACCCAAGAAAAAAACCGATCACCGAATGGGATGATTCCAATTGGAGAGAGGAACAAAAGGCTTACACTACCAGTAAATATGAATTAGAATTACTGGAAAACGGTCCTAAAAGTCTTGCTCAATCATGGATGATGAATGCTTTGAGACAAAAATGGATGAAGAGGAATAACTATGGTTATCCAGATCCACCTGATGTTTCATCATCAATGAAAGAATTTTTTGCTAAGACTAAAGACCAAGGTATTTGAATAAAAAATCATATGCCATCCAAATGTTATTTGCTGCTAAGTGGAATGTACCAGAAGCAGCAAAGCATTGCGGTCTCTCTTATGATGAAATGGAAAAAGTATTCAATACCTATTGCCATACCAACGGTACAACCTATAACAAATTTACTATTAATGTTCAATTGAGTTTAGATATATGATATTCTGGATTGGTTTCACTCTCATGTTTTTTAATGAGGGTTTTGTTATGATGAGACACGTATCACCGTGGTTCGCAAAGCAAAGAGATAAATTTATTAATAAGTATGGTGCTAATGTATGGTACAGATTTCATGGTACATTAGATTATACTTGGATAGGACTGGTAACAATTGGATTAATAGTTAATCCTAATAGGTTGATACACATAGCAGCATTAGCAACATTTTGGACTGCTTCATTTTTAATATTCTATGCACCAAGGTGGATTAAAAGATAATGAATTTAGAAACATTACAGGATCTCTGGAAGACTGATAGTCAAATAGATCCTGATAAGTATGGTGAGGAATCTATAAAAATTCCTCAACTCCATATGAGATATATGGAATTTTATAATACGTTCTCTCTAATGAAGAAAGATAGAGAGGGTGAAATGAAAAGTCTTTGGAAACAGAAATGGATATACTATAAAGGAAAGGCACCTTCTTCAGTTTACAGAGAAGTGCCTTTTGATTTTAAATTAACTACTAGAGAAGAAATCAATATGTTTATTGAAGGTGATGACGATATCAGAAAACTTCAGTACAAGATAGACTATATAGAACAAGTGATATTCTTTCTTGATGGTGTTTTGCGACAGATAAATGGTCGTAACTTTCAAATTAAAAATGCTATTGAGTGGGATAAGTTTCAATCTGGTATGTAATGAATTACGGTAAGTATTTTAAAATAGTAACTTTTAATCAGCAATCATTAAACACGGTAAGAACTGCTATAGCAGGTGCTGATCTAGATTTTATTCCTGCAACTCTTTATAATAATAAAGAGAATGAAGGTACTGGAACAAAAAGAAATAGTCAAGTAACATGGTTGAAAGATCAAAAACTTTCAGACATGTTAATGAAAATGATACATGTAATAAATGAAAGTGCTGGATGGAATTTTAATATAACTGGTGTAGAACCTGTACAGTTTGGTATCTATCCTAAAGGTGGTTTATATGATTGGCACGTTGATCAACACCCTAGACCTATTCGTGGTGTTGTTAGAAAAATAAGTATGACCCTCTTCATGAGTGATCCTGAAGAGTATGAAGGAGGGGAGTTTGATTTGGAGATATATAAACCAGGGACTAACCCAAGATACGAAACCTTTAAAGGTAAGAAGGGTTCTGCTATATTTTTTCCTTCTGGAAAATGGCATAGAGTACGTCCTGTAACATCCGATGATGTGAGAAAATCTATTGTAGCATGGTTTTATGGACCTCCTTATACGTAAGAAGAATGAAGTTTATTTGAAGGTCGATGCAGAACCTCACCTCAAACAAGAGTTAACAGAATTTTTTACATTTGAAATAGAATCTGCAAAGTACATGCAGAGACAGAAAAGATATAAAGGTTGGGATGGTAAGGTACGTTTATTCTCACCTGCTACTGGTGAAATTTATTGCGGTTTAATAGATTATCTAACTGCATGGGCAAAGGACCGAGGGTATCAATATCAGGTTTTGGAAAGTCAACACTTTGGGTTTCCCAAGGAGGAGAATTCTCTAGTAACACCTCAGTCGGTAGTTGGATTTGTTCGGGCACTGGGACTTCCTTCGGGGTTGAAGGTGCGTGATTACCAATACGCAGCAATATACGAGTGCCTAAAATACAACAGAAGACTCCTATTGTCGCCAACTGCAAGCGGGAAATCATTAATGATCTATGCATTGGTTCGTTTTCATGTAAATGTTAAAAGGAATGTACTTATTATAGTACCAACTACGTCTCTTGTCGAGCAAATGTATAAAGACTTTGCAGAGTACGGTTGGAATACCGAACATCACTGTCATAAAATATACGGTGGACAAGATAAGTATGTGCAGAATGATGTAGTTATATCAACCTGGCAATCTATCTATAAGGAACCAAGGAAATTTTTTGAAAGGTTTGATGTTGTTATTGGTGATGAAGCTCATTTATTTAAAGCTAAATCACTTACTACAATTATGAATAAGTTGCATGGTTGTAAGTATCGTATTGGATTTACTGGTACTTTAGATGGCACTGAATGTAATCAATTAGTATTGGAAGGTGTGTTTGGTAAATGTTCTAAGGTTACTAAAACATCTGAACTAATGAAGAAAGGTCATGTTGCTAAGTTAAATGTTAAAATCATTGTACTTAAGCATCAAGAACAAATCTTTGAAGGGTATCAAGATGAAATGGATTACCTTTGTGAACATGAACAACGTAATAAATTTATTCGTAATCTTGCCTGTGACTTAAAAGGTAATACATTAGTGTTATTCAATTATGTAGAGAAGCATGGGTTACCTTTGTATGAGTTGATAAATAGTCATACAGACAAACCAGTTCATTTAGTTTACGGTGGAGTGGATGTCGATGACCGAGAACACATTAGGAAGTTAGTTGAAAATGAAGATGATCAAATTATTGTCGCCAGTTATGGCACTTTCAGTACTGGGATTAACATTAGGCGGTTGCACAACGTCGTCTTCGCCAGTCCCTCCAAGTCCAGAGTCCGTAATCTCCAATCAATTGGAAGGGTTCTTAGGAAAGGACAAGGCAAAGTAGAAGCAACTTTGTACGATATAGCAGACGATATTAGTAGAGATAATGGAAAGAATTATACTCTTCTCCATCTCTTTGAGAGATTAAAAATTTACAAAGAAGAAAATTTTAATTATGAAATTGTAGAGATCAAACTCAAAACTCATGACCCTTAACTACGCTAAACACGAAGAAGAATTTCACGGAGTATTTAAACTTGTCAGTGGTGAGGAGATCCTTGCGAAAGCAGTGCTTACTGTAGAAGATTATGGTGGTGGAGATGAAAAGGAAAGTCTAGCATTTTTACAAGACCCAGTATGTATTCAGATTGTTGACAAACCAATGGGTGATAACAAAATGATGAGGGGTATGGGGTTTCATAAATGGATGAATATGTCTGACGAGGAATTTTTTATAATACGTGAAAAAGATATATTGAGTGTCGCATCGATGAGTAAAGAAATTATTTTTATGTACGAAGCATTTATAAAAAGTTTAGAACCTGAAGATAAAGTTAGAGAAAGAACTACTAAAAGAAGATCTAGTGCAGAAGATGCAACAGGTTATCTTGGAAAGATAGACCATGCAAGAAAAATATTTGAAAAATTATATAATACATAATATATCCCTCAACCCTTGACATGGTTAGTCTACAGGTGATTGACATTCTTGTCAAGCCCTGTTACAATATAATCAATGGAAAAAACCATATGAGGCGAACCGCAAAAAAGAAAGAACATTACGTTAATAACGCTGAGTTCCTTGCTGCTATTGTAAAGTACAAGGACAAGGTTAAAATTGCCGAGGAGAAAGGTCTTCCTAAACCCCGTGTCAATAATTATATCGGTGGATGTTTTTTAAAGATAGCACAACATCTATCGTATAGACCAAACTTTATTAACTACATGTATAAAGATGATATGGTTTGCGATGGTATAGAAAATTGTATACAATACATAGATAACTTTGATCCAGCAAAAAGTAAAAATCCTTTTGCTTATTTTACACAGATAGTTTATTATGCATTCCTACGCAGAATTGCTAAGGAGAAACGCCAGATGGATATTAAAGAGAAAATCTTGGAGAAGTCTGGGTTTGAGCATGTGTTCTCAGTCGATGGTGAAGCAAGTGCAGACTATGCTCAAATTAAAAATCGTGTTGAGATGAATACCAAAAGATAATGTATCCGATAACTATCGTTGATGATTTCTTTCCAGATGCAGATAAGATTGTAGAGTATTCTAAAACTCTAGAATTTCAACCCGACCCTAGAGGTCAATGGCCAGGTAAAAGAACACAAACATTAGAAGTTCTCAATCCTGATTTGAACAATTACATCTGTCAAAGAATTTTAAGAAGTTGGTATCACACCTATCAGATGAACTGGGGTGCTGCACTTACTTTTCAAATGATTGAACCATTTCATGATGATCAATATCATATTCAAAATCATGGGTGGGTACATGTGGATGACGATGTTAAATTTGGTGGTATAATATATTTGAACAAACATCCAGAACCTGATACTGGAACAAGTATATATGAAGAACACAATGGATATGCTTGGTGTCAACCTAAAGACAATGATGCACAGTGTAAGTTTTATAGAGGAGAACCAATTACGGATGAGGAGTATAAGGAATCATATGATAGATTTCATTCACAATATACAGAAACTGTAAGAGTTAGTAATGTGTATAATAGAATGTTTTGTTTCAACAATCAAACTCCACATGCAATGCAAACGTTTGGTAAAAATCAAACAAGATTAACTCTCGCATTCTTCTTTCATGAAGTAATGGGACCAAACCCTCCATATCATAGATGTTAGTATGAAAGTTTTATTAATTACAGATCAACACTTCGGTGTCCGTAATGATAATCTACATTTTGTAGAACACTATAGAAGGTTCTATAGTAAGATTGTTATACCTTTTCTTAAAGCATCTGGTATTAAAGAGATTATAAATCTAGGAGATACGTTTGATAAACGTAGATCTATTAATTACATGTCTCTCGAAGCAGCGAAGGAGATGTGGTTTGACCCTGTTAAAGAATTGGGATGTAAGATGACTGCCTTGATTGGTAATCACGACATATATTATAAGAACACATTAAGGATTAA